AGAATGAACTGTTTTATGATCAGCCTATTAAACTCCGGGCAAAAATACAGCGCAGTGGAGATTTACTAAGTGATATCTATTTTTCGTTTCGTATTCCGGATATTTTCAGTAAGCAATTAGCGACAAGTTATAATCGTCCTACGCAATTACAGTATCAGTGGGTACGATATTTAGGAGTAGCTATCATTCAGAGCGCCGCCTTTTTTATAGGTGGGCAAAAAATACAGGAATTTGATGGTAATTATTTGTTAGCAAAGGCGCTGAGTGACTACGATACCGATAAGTTTGAGAAATGGCGTGAACTTGTGGGTGATATACCTGAACTCATGGATCCAGCAAACGGACAATATGCAGGTGGAACAAACAATACTGGATATCCGAGTGTTTTTAGAGATATTACGAGTCCGCAAGGTGGGCAAGTAAATCGCCCATCGATCTTTGGTCAAGATATTCATGTTCCGCTTTCATTCTGGTTTACAGAATACTCATCACTTGCTCTTCCTCTCATATCTCTTCAATACCATGAGTGCGAAGTACAAATTACACTAAACCCAATTAAGAATTTGTACACTTTTTTAGATGTTTCAGGATATCGTACGAATCCCGACTATAAGATGTTACAGTCAACAGCTCTAATAAAACGTAATCAACCTGATTATATTCCATCAAATGATATAAGTGGTCAGTGGCGCTTTTTTGCCACGGACGTTGGTTCAACAGTGCCGCAATTGAATGGGTGGTTCTTAAATGCGCGTATTCAGAGCACCTACATCTATTTGACAGAAGATGAACGACATGTATTTGCGGGGACACCACTGTCCTATATGTTTTCCCAAGTGACAAATTATCCCTTTTCTGGTCTTTTTACACGACGTATTCTAGATTTAGAAACACATAATCCAATTACACGACTCCTCTTTGTATCACGACGCAGTGATAGTCTTTTATACAGAAATGATTTTGGTAATCTGACGAACTGGTGGAATTTTCCGAATGCGCCGTATGTTCCGACGCCGAATCTGAGTGCAGTCAATACGAGCGCATTTTCAAGCGGTCTTTTTATCCCACAGGGGCAAATGGATATTTTGAGGTCTCTTCGTATTTTGTGCGACGGCAACGAAATCCAGGAGGAAAAACCGATTGATTATTTTACAAAGATCACACCGTGGAAGAGTTTGAACGGAAAACCCCTGCGTCTTGTACCGGTTTACAATTTTGCCTTGAGTTCACCCAGTACGCAGCCGTGTGGAAGTGTCAATGCCAGTCGTATTCGGAATTTCCAGATTGAAATTGATGTCTATCCTTTGCCGGTCAATACAAACTATGTATATGACTTGAACATCTATGTGGAGAACATCAATTTCTTGGTGATTGAGGGTGGCATGGGCGGTCTGAAGTACGCTCTTTAATCTAAACCTTTGGATTCGCCTTGAGCTTAACTTCCATAAATCCACTCTTCTTATTCGGATTCAACGTGGCATATTCAGGAAACTCTTTGACCAAATAACGTGCAGATTTCTCTACACGCTCTTTAGTTCGCTCCTCCTGCATACCTCCTGCCTCTTTATAATAGGACGATTTCGCCGACACATTGTTCAGGCGCACAACAGCTCCGTCAGCCTTGTAGTACAAAATACTGCGTAAATAATCTTCCTTGTCATCGAGTGTAATCTTTATTTCCTTTGTCCCGGGATTTATGGAACCCCAGAAACTTCCGATGATGTATTTGAGGTCCGTGCTGACAGCAGCCTTCATGAAAAAGCCATTCGGGACGGCATAAATACCCCAGAGCCGCGCACCGGCTTTCGCGCATTCGCTGAATCCGCGCCGTATGACCTCTTTTAAGGATATGAGCTCTTTCTCATGACGCTTAACGCGCTCGTCAAATTCAAGAAAGCCTTTAATATCGTCGTCGATATTCACGATTTTCTTACCCTTCGGGAAATAGTCGCTTATGAAATTGCGAATAGCCCCCATGCCGACGATACCAACGATGAGTTTACCATAGCTTCCTGCTACCAGTGTATCCCGGTAAAGATCAGCCTGTTCCTTATTGGCGACAAAGACATGAATTTTAGAAGCAGGAATTCCATAGTTTTTTAGGACAGTCAGGGTTTTATCTCTGAGTGTTTCGGGGCGTTTATACGATGGAATCGCAATGATCCAATCATCCTTTTGTTTTCTGGTTGCCCTCGCCATATCTACAAAGTATATTTATTTTTAGTAAATAGGTATACATGAGTTTAACAGATGCTTTATATTCAGCAACATACAATCCAGCTGCTGAACAAGCGAAAGCAAAACAACAGGTAGCGAACGACGGAACAAAGTCTACACTGAAAGATCAGATTGATAAAGTTAAAGCATATCGAATCACAGTTGGTACATTAACCACCAAGGCAAATACAAAATTAGATACAATTATAAGTAAAGCACAGACAGTTTATGATAGTTCATCCTCAGTTGCCGCGACATATCGTTCAGCACAGGATACAATGTATTCTGCTGCGAACGACGTGTTTAAACAGCAACAGTATTACACAATTTTAAAGAATTTTAATAACTTATTTCCAAAACAGATTAAAGTCTGGAAGGGAGATAAATTAATTGAGGATACTGATGTACCGAAGCTTACAGAATATCTCAAAGGATTAGTTCCGTTTATTGCGGGAGCAGACGATAAATCAGCTGATGAAATACAGGCAAAGATATTCGTTGTAAAACAAGACTTAACAACTATGTTAAATAAAACAAAAGTAGCAGAAGTATCAATTGAACTTGATGAGCCAACATTGGACGAAAAATTAAAGGCGCAGGGTGCTGTCGCCGATCAGACCTTCGACTCAGGAAAGCTCTTTTCTGATGTATGGGACAATACATCAATGTTTGTAGGCTATTTTTTCTATATTACACTAGGTCTCTTAGGTGGAATGCTCGCCGCGAATGATGCAATTGGACGCGAACCTAAATATCGCGTTCTGTTTTTCATCTATGGATTTATTTTTTGCCCATTTGTCCTCGTGTATTATTTGATACGAGTTGGTCTGGGAACTGCGCCTAAACTTTACACGATGCTTCCAATTACACAGATAAAGGGAGAAACATCACTCGGTTCATTCTTTCTCTTTCCTTTCTATTTTCAGGAGGATTTACCGGCTCGGAAAAAGATGGTTGATTTCTTGACGGAGTGCGCGACACTTGTTGGTAAGACATTTGACCCGAATACATTGCCGCCGCTTCAAGGTCAAACCACATCACTTGCACATAATATTGGTGCCGCCATGCGCGCCTCGCTACCGAATTTGAGCACAATACGTGTTCATAAGGGCGACTTCTTTCCAAGTGTAAAAAGTGTGCAATTAGAACCAGTACATCATTCTAATGTATAGAATAAAATTGAATAGATAAGATAAGGATACAATGAGTACCGATATGGACATTGAACCATGTATGTTCTGTCTAGAAGTAACTAAAAACGATGATGAAGTAATTACACTAATATTGAACCGATATGAAAATGGTACATGTAATTGTAGAATTTATACACACGTGAGTTGTTGGATGTCATATATTTTACATAAGGGATACGCGGAATGTCCGTTATGTCATACAGTTGTAAATATATCACAACCAACATATACACCTCCTATCATTGAAAATCCAAGCCAAGAAATACATGTGATTCATAACAATCAAGTGTATCAGTATAGAATTCCATCGACATCTACTAGACATCAACTTGTTATACCAAGTAGCAGTAGTAATGATACTATAGTACAGGCTACTTGTAACAACTCAAAAAAACTTGGTTGTTTATTATCATTTACACTTGTATTAATGATAATATTCTACTTTGTACGACGATAGTCTAATAAGCACCTTCAAATAATTGACGTATCTCGTCATCATGAATGAAATTATCTAGTTTTAGTTGCGTTTTCTTAAGTAAACCTAGAGTTCCCTTGTCTCGTCCCTGAATTGCATTAAACGTATTCGTTGAATGTATTACATGAAGAATTGTATTTTTGCTATAAAGTTGAACTATGTCCTCAGTAAAATCGTTTAGAAATGCTCGTTCAACAGCACACGGCTCATTATCATCGTATTTTCCCGAATAGGATGAACGAAATGCTATTGTACAATTGAGCGCGTGATTATCATTGTAAGGACCGGCGCAGTAAATCTCATCTGTATCAGTGTAATACATATAAGTTTTACTACAGCCAGCAAGATCTATGTCTGGATTTTCCTCTAAAGCGCGGACAGCTATAAGTACACGTTCAGGTGGATAGTAATCATCGTCGTCCATGACCACTACAATCTCACCCCTCGCTCTCTCTTTCGCAATATTCAACTTGGCACCCATCAAAAGACCTCGCTTATAAGGTAAATACACAATATTGGGTAGACCAGATTTCATAAATAAGTCCGCAACCTTTTGAGTAGCATCACTATCATCCACGATGACCCATTCCATTTGATCGACAGGATAGAGCTGTGCCTTGTACATTTCGATAAGTCTCGGTATAAATCTTCGCCGATTACAGGTTATTGTAATCACAGATACATTGACCATTTTATTACTGTTACTACAAGCAGCAACCTTGTCAAATTTTACACCTGGTCTAAAAATACCAGTCTATATAGAAATAGAGATGGTGAAACCACTAAAACAGTCGCAAGAAAATAGTGATCAACCCTTCGTATCAGTCATAACACCTACATATAACAGGCGTCG